TGATTAATCTGATCATTGACGTTTTCGCGGTCATAACCTGCCGCAGATCAGAAAGTGACAGTGCAAACCCGCGAGTCGAGGTTGGCATATTAACCACGGTATCACCCGGTAACATTTGTTCAAAATTCGTCAAAGTATCTACCGGTTGAAGTTTGATGATCTTATCATCAACCCGGAGCTCAGCACCTTCGAGATTCATATATTTAACATACGTTGTTAAGTTCAAAACAACCATGTCAGGCACTTTCTCTGTCCAGAATGCGCCAATAGCCATGCAGCAATCCGCACCATGGGGCTGGATGGTTACAGTTTTAACGCCGTCAAATTTACTGACGCTAGTTTCAGCATTTAAGCCAACATCATTGGCACATCCTGCCAGTAATAGAGCAGTAAAAGCCACAGCTACAAATTTTTTCACATCCCTACCCCCATCAGCAAATAGCCACCCGGAGGCGGCGACCAAAATTAACTTGAAACATGGTTATCTGAGCATTTGACAGCTTTAATAGATTCAAGTTGCTGAAGGCGGGCCTGAGCCTTTTTACGCGCTTCACTTTTAGCCATGCCATTACCAATACCGAAATCCCCCAAAGCTCCAAGTACCGTACGACCGTCAAATTGCCCCGTAGTCTCGATCTCACTCTGGATACTGTGAGTTTTGGCAATTTCCTGCTTAATCGCTGTGCAGTCTAATGTTGCAGACTCTTCGCCGGTTACCGCGGGAGCTTGCGGATATTGCTTCGTTGCACACCCAGCAAGAAGAAGAACAAAAGCTACCATTACCGTTTTTTTCATTATTTGTTTCCTATAGATTGCAATCGGAAACATCCTAACACATGAATAATGCAGGGCAATGCAACGATCATTTGGCGTTGCTCTGCCGCTTCTGTTCTACCGCCCAGACATCGCGCCAGGCATCATCCAGCGCCATTATCGCAGCATCAAACTCTGTACGGTCAATCAGGACAGCGCGCGAAGCCAGGTAGCGCTCAATATCGCCCAACGAAAGCGGCAGCGGCACGCCAGCCATGCCGACGTATTGCCGCGATCGGGATATGATGGCGTAGGCGTTAAGAACTTCTGCTGTTACACCGTCGATCTCAGGTTCGGGGATGGCAGGTAAGCCAAGTTTTTCGCGTTTCCACTTAGCCTTATCTCCCCTTTCCCCAGCAAACTCACTTAACCATTTCTGCGCCTCTAAGGCTTTCCCACGGTCTCCTGAGTTTGCTGCTCTTTACCCTGAGCAATGTTTGCGGCCTCAGCCAGTATCAGCCAGTATAGCGCCGGGTGCTGTTTCAGCATGGCGGCCCCGAGTTCCGGTGTATAGTCGATCGCAACCTCCACACCATCCACCAGCTCGCCGACGCCTTCCCACCCTTTCAGCAAATAGCGGGCACAGTTATCGATTAGCAGATCATCAACTGAATCGATGTCGCTGACGGCCGCGAGATCAAAATTCTTGGTACCGACTTGATAACCGGCGTCCATTTTGTCGATATGACGGCGAACGAGCGCGTTGCGTGATCGATATTGAGGATTCTCGCTACTGGCCACCAGCAGGCGGAGTTTAAACAACGACTCTTCCTCAGGGGTGTATTTCCTTTTGCTGTCCTCAGGCTTTTTGTATGGGAAAAACCAGCGCTCGCCGTTGAGGTCAATTTTCGGGGTGATGATCAGCATAAAAACTCCATGAAAAAGCCCGAACCGCGATACTCAGCGGAACGGGTCAGGAAAATTAAGGGGCCGTGACGGTAATTACTGAGGTTGCGGTAAAGGTCCGTGCTTTGCCGGTTATAGTCGCGGTACCGGCAGCATTACGCGTGACTTGTGCTGTTTTCTGGCCGGTTGAAACCACGCTGGCAATCGCTGGATCCGAAGAGGTCCATACAACGGTGTCACTAGAGTCCGCCGGAGTTAAAGTGGCGGTAAGGTTCACAGTGGAGGCAATAGCACCGGAGGACGTCGCCGGCGCTACGCTAATGGCCGTTGCCGGTACGGTAGGAACGCGGGTGATCGTCGGCGGCGTATTGGCTGCCGTGATATCGAGTTGAACCTGAACGATATCGGTATTGCCAGCGTCCGGCCAGTCGCCGGATATCTGAACCTCAGGAAAATCGAAGGTATATTTTCCTTCAGCATTTCCCAGGGTGAAGCTGAACGGCACCGTTTCGCCGGTGAAGGTTTTTTTATAGACCTCCCAGGCTGCTTTTGACCACGAAAGCGTGACCTGCCCGGAGGGCGTAAAAGTCGTTTGTATGTTGGCGCCGGCGAACGCCGAACCAGTGCCGACACAGCGCTGCACCTGCATGTTGTTGTTGAACTGGATATTGAAGGTATCGACGCAGAAGCCGGTACCGCCATCAACACCATTCAGCCTAATATTTGTGACCTCCTTGAATGAATATCGCAGCGCGCCGGCGGTATCCACTGGCGTGGTGAAATAGCTGGTGTCATCCCCTTTCGTTTCCCAGTCCAGACCGGCAAACGTGATGGTCGAGGTAATGTCCCCGTCGCCCGGGATTTCCATCTGGAAAGTACCGACCTGGCAACCGCGGGCAATCTGAGCGATCCCCACGTCGCCGGCATAGGTAGCCACTGAAAAAGTGATTCGCCCGTTGCCCATAGTCAGCACGTTGTTTATCCATTCAGCGCCGAAGCAGCTGGCAAGGAAATCATCGTGCTGATTCCAGCGAAACCTCGTGCCGACATCGCCGCCGACATCTACCGTACCGCGGGACACGCCCTGCGCCATGCGGTCGCCGCCGATTTCGTCGTTATCATTGGTGTTCTGCGTTGGTTTCACACCAAACGAGGTGCGACGTAGCAGACTCCATGAGCCCGCAGTAGGCGTGATGCCGGGGGTTGTCTCGCGAATTACCGCGGATACTACTTTTGCACCTGAGCTCACAGGAGCCTCCTGTTTTTTGTGCGCTACAGAGCGCGATAAGGGATTTGAAGATTTAGCTGTGACCAGCCATCGGTTTCACCGGCGGGCACAGCTGAGACGGCGAAATAACTCAGCCTTCCGTCGTCCTGAAACTCGAAAAGCTCGGTTAATTTGTCCGCCGTCTGGGTAGTCAGAAGCGTGCCTGAGCCTACAGGGACGAAGAGCTGGATAATGAGTACGCCGGTCCTGTGAACGACTGGACCCGCCCCGATTTCGGTTGCACCTGCCTGCCCTGATATGTTGGTGAGACGGGCCCAGATGCTGCGACCGCTGGGGTCGAATACCGGGCCATTGGGATATTCCACCGCATCAGAAGCAATAGCGGTCTGCGCCGCCATTCGGGAAATGACAGCATTTCTGATTTCTGTGAGGGTCATTTGTAGGCCTGAATCACACCATTAAACGAAACGGCATATACGCCAGTCGGCGCCTGTGTTGAGTGACCGTTCTCCAGAGGCACGGAGTACGAGAGGTTTGACTGGATATAAATCACCGAGTAGGCCGGAGCCTGGTCGATGATGTTTTTTCCGTTGAGAAACGTCATCGTTCCTCGCGGGTCAGGTTCGACCGGTACCGAATAATCAGGCGCGCCAATACTCACGAAATGTGACGCCCTGAAAGTACCGGCGCGGTATTCTGCCGGACGTCGGATATCCATCCCATCATTAACCTGCACTTTCTTCCTGAGCCGCCCGGTTTTCGTCAGGTTGGCAGGATCGGCATATAGGGATTCGTTCCACTCGCCCACCGCTTTGTTGTACTGGACTGCGGTGGCATTAATGGCCCACAGCTCAGGGTTCCCTACCGGCGACCGTTGCACGATTTCATTCAGCAGTTGAATGGCGATAGTTCGCTGGCGAAGCTTGATATCCTCGGCCACCAGCCCGGCAAACGTCGCCGGGTCGATACTCCAGCCCTTAGCCATATCACGCCCTCCGCAGTTGAATGGAGTACGCAGCCCCGGCGGAATCGGCAGCGGCCGTTATAACTTCATAGCGCTGTAGCGCCTTGGTAATCGGGTCCGGTGCCATGATGAAATGCCCGACTGCCGGCTTATCGTTCACCTCGTTAACCAGGGCGGTTAATTTAAGGTCACCGTGAAGAATGTTAACGCCATCGATACGGCGGAGTTTGTACCGCGCCAGAACACCGCGCCCTGAATAGGCCACCACCGTTTCGCTACCGGTTTCCGTTACCGGATCCCATGCACCGTGAACGGTGTAACTGCCGGTGAACGCCTTAACCGCATCCTGCAGGTCGGTATCGAATGCTGCGGCGACTTCTCCCTGCAACTCATCACGTATACCCATCGCATTCACCACCGCTATGACGGAATTTAACGATCACAGAACCGCGAAGCCTACGGGTATAGATTTCACCATTTCGTTTAGCCCGCAATGGATGAGGTGCAAACTCAACAACCCCCTTTACCGGGTTCGCGTAAACGACATAATTGATCGGGTTTCCATTCACAAACACATCGCGAGGGCCGAGCCCATCACCGGCATAATGCACATCAGGATTTTGCATATCACCCCCTTACCACCCGCACCTGAGACTGACTAACGCCATATGGCTTTAGCATTGCAAGCGCCAGCTGCAGATCAGAATCAAGCAATGCCGAGCTGTTGGTAGCGAGTTCTGCGAAGGTCTTCGAAACGCTGACATCGTCGGCATCCACTGTCTTACTCAGCAGCACGCCAGAATCGGTTTTCTGCTGATAAAGACCGCCATTTGAGGCCGATAGCGCTGCGTAGGCTCCGGCCTGTTTCACATCGTCAGGAATGATGGTTTCGTGAGTTGCCTTATTGCATGGCAGTTTCAGATTGAGGCCATTCATCCAGGTATTAGCCATCAACACAGATTTGGCTTTTTTGCTTTCATCCGTCCAGGTGGCGCCTAGAATCGAATCGACGACTTCTACGGTGATGAACGTAATCATGCATCACTCCGTTTCTTCCCAGCCGTGCGCCTTCCAGTTTTCCACTTCGTCAGGATGAACGTCTGCGGTGGTCGGCGCGCCGGGGAATGCTATGAAATCGGTAACCATCACCACCAGCTGCGGTGCCTGCGGTGCCTGCGGTGCCTGCGGTGCCTGCGGTGCCTGCGGTGCCTGCGGTGCCTGCGGTGCAGGAGTATTGGTATCAACCTGCGCGGTCGCAAGCTTTTCTGCTGCGCGTTCTGCGCGCTGTTCTTTGGTTAATCCAGCCATAATTACCCCAGAAAAAAGAAAGGGGCCGAAGCCCCATAATTGTTAACCAAGCAGCAAAACAGAATGCTCAGTTTTCACTGCCGCAACGCCCCAGGACAGACCAACTTCGTAACGCACCTGGCGGTACTGACGGTAGAGCGCAACCTGGTAAGTGATACCGGATACCGGGTCGGTAACGTTCATTACGTCATCAGCAGTATCCCCGCCCTGCGGCATCGCCGGGGTGCGAGCCGCCAGCAGGAACGCATTGCGGTCAAACGCCATATTTGCAGTGTAGGAACCACCAGCAGTAATAGCGGCATTATCGGCCAGGGCCTGACGTAAGCCCGGAGCTGCCAAGGTGATGGTCGTGGCGGTCGCGGCAGCAACCAGGTATTTGTTGCTGTCGCCGGCAAACGTCACGATGTCACCGGCGCCAAAAGCACCAGTCCCGGTATCAATCGCAATCAGGATTTCGCCTTCAGCTTTTGCACCATTCACCAGATACCCGGCAGCCTGAGATGCAGCACGTTTCTTAACATGTGCAGATTCGTGGATATTGAAACCTTCCAGACGACCCACGATACCTTCACGCAGCAGCGCATCAGTACCAGACTCGTTCACTTTGAACAGGACAGACTGTTTACCGCGGAGGTTAGCGATAGCCGATGAGCCGAGGACCATTTGCAGATCCGTAGTCGGGGAGCCGTTATCGGACAACACCTGGCGCGCGTTTGCCGCATCAGACAAATCACCGGCGACCCCGAACGGAGCTGTACCAGCTGTACCGACAGCACGAGAGGAAGCGAAGTACAGAGCTGCAAGATCCGCGTCCATCTCATTTGCCAGCGCACGGAACGCCTGCTTGAACTGATCCGCCAGGATGGTGTTGTATGAACCCGCCGGCCCCAGCGCCAGCTGTTCCTCACCGTTCCATTTGACCGGAGCCATTTTGGATTTAGTGATTTTGACATCAACGGTGCCGATCGTCTGGTCGCCGTCATTCGGTGCCGTGGCTCCCGGCGTAATATCGACAGTAGTCGCCGCTGGCGCAACAGGAGCAGTTACTGTCTGGTCTTTCGCCGCGGCATCAGCTTTGGCATTGCGCGATACGGCCGGGATAAAACCGACC